GTTTCCCAGTCACGATCGGCTGGGGGAACATTTACTAAGCCGCCGGGATACGCAGCTTTTTCTGGCCTGCTTTGGGGCGCTGGAGGAAGCGGTGGCAAAGGCGGCTCAGGTGGTAGGGGGTCTGGCGGTGGTGGAGGTGCTTCCGTCCCGTTCACGCTCGATGCGTCTGCCGTAGGATCGTCGGAAACTGTGACGATTGGAGCAGGAGGTGCGGCTATAACGGCAGGTGCTACAGTAGGAAATGCGGGTGGAAACAGCACTTTTGGGTCACTTGTCACTGCATACGGCGGAGGAGCAGGATTTGCTATAGGCTCTGCCAGCAGCATATCCGGTGGCGGTGGTGGCGGCGCTTTGGGTGTTGGTGGAAATGGCAGTGCTGGCAACGCTGTTGGAGGACGGCCACGTTCTGCTGGAATAGCAGATGACAATTCTGGGTTTGGAGGAACAGGGGGGTCTGTTACAGGTTCTGGATATTTTGCCACATACGGCGGCGCTGCTGGTGGTAATGGGCAAGGCTCTGGCGCTGCATCAGCAGCAGGCGCGTCTCTTTATGGCGGTGGCGGTGGTGGCGGGCAAGGAACTGCCGGTATTGCGGGCGGAACATCTGTTTATGGGGGCGCTGGCGGTAATGGTGGAACGACAGCAAGCGGCACTGACGGCACAGCCCCAGCAGGGGGCGGTGGAGGTACAATTACTGGGGCAACATCTGGCGCAGGCGCTCGCGGCGAACTTCGCATCTGGGGGATTGTGTAATGAGAGCACACGTAATTGAAAACGGCATCGTTATCAACACAATTGAAGTTGAGTCGCTAGATTTTCTTCCGAATCTTGTAGATGGAGAGAACGGCGGAGCAATTGGTGATTTGTACCAAAGTGGTCAATTTATAAAGCCGCCAGTCGATACTGAAAAACTTGCTGCTGACATTCGATCTCAAAGAAACACGCTCCTATCCGAATCCGATTGGACGCAAGCAAAAGACATCCCTGACAGCATAAGCACTCCTTGGGCCTCTTACCGTCAAGCCCTCCGAGACGTTCCTCAGCAGATTCTTTTCCCGATTGAGATCACTTGGCCCGTCAAGCCGTAAGGAGTCGCCATGAACATCGACGAAATCGCGTTACGTCAGATCGTCCGTGAGGAAATGAAATCGGCTCTAAAAGAGGTTGGCTTGCATGATGATGACGCTGGTACCGATGTTCGTGACCTTCGCTCCCTGATTACCGACTGGCGCGGCATCAAAAAGACTATCTGGCAAACTATCGCTAGGGCTGGGACTATTTTTGTCCTCGGCCTGCTTGTGCTTGGCGGATGGAGCAAGATCAACGGCAATGGTGAGTAGTCATGCTCGATCCTGTCTCGGCTATGGCGATTGCCACTTCTGCCTACAATATGCTCAAGAAGGGCATCGAGGTAGGCCGAGAGCTGGAGGACATGGGCGGGCAACTAGGAACCTGGTTCGGTGCCATTGCTGACGTAAAAGCAGCCGACGAAGAAGCCTCTGATCCGCCGCTATTTAAAAAGGTCTTTGCCAAGTCTTCTGTCGAGCAAGAAGCCATCGAAAACCTGATGCGCCGCAAAAAGATCGAACAGCAGGAACGAGAACTTAGAGAAATGATCGTGTACCGTTTCGGCGTAGATGCCTATCGGGACATGATAAAAGATCGAAACAATATCCGCACTGCGCGACAAAAAGCAATCGACGCTCGCGCCAGAAAGATCAAGAAACTAATATTAAACGCTGTCGCCATTGCCTTGATCGCTCTGATTGTGGCAATACCGATAGCTGCCGCAGTCTACATAATGCAGAGGATGTAACCATGATGACTCTCTTATCTACCCTGCTGGGATTCGCCTCTGGCGGCCTTCCGAAAGTGCTGGACTACTTCCAAGATCGCGGCGACAAGAAGCACGAGCTGGCTTTGATGGCGATGCAGCGTGAGCGTGAAATTGCGCTGGCGAAAGAAGGTTACATCGCTCAGGCACGAGTCGAGGAAATCAAAACAGATCAGATCGCCATGCAAACACAGGCGCAGGAAAAGATTGCGATGTGGAAGCACGACATGAAAATCGGTGAGGGCGCATCTACGTGGGTTATCAACTTGCGAGCTTCAGTGCGACCCATTGTCACCTACCTTTTTGTTGGTCTGCTTATCACCGTGGACGTTGCGGGTATTTGGTACGCCTATTCAACTGGTGTCGCATTTGCTGATGCCATGAATATGGTTTTCAGTGACGATGAAATGTCTATTTTGGCCGCAATCATCGCTTTTCATTTTGGCGGAAGGGCGTTTGGCAAATGATGAGCGACATCATCAAAGCTTTCGAGGGCTGCCACAACACGCCATATTTATGCCCGGCGAAGCTATGGACGATTGGGTATGGCCATGTTCTATACCCTGAGCAAGCAAAGCTGAAAGCTGATGACAGACCCGCGTATCCACTCAAACCAGAGCACAACCGGGTGTGGGATGCTGACGAAATTGACGCGCTTCTTGAAACGGACTTACAACGCTTTTCGGATGGGGTATTACGATTATGTCCTGCTGCTGCTGATAATGATCGCCATTTTGCAGCGTTGGTCAGCTTTGCGTTCAATGTGGGGTTAGGTAATCTTCAGTCATCCACGTTGAGGATGAAATACAACAGAGGCGATTTTTATGGGGCGGCAGATGAGTTTTTAAAGTGGGATAAGTCTGGCGGGAAAGTTTTGGCTGGACTAACCCGCAGACGTATTGCTGAGAGATTTTTGTTTCTGTCCTAAAATCTGGACAGGCTGGCCACCCAAGTCCCCTCGTCAACTGACACAATTTCCTCGTCAATCTCAACTCCGGCATGGCCCATTGTCAGATTTTTTGGACTAAATCTAAACGCCGCCTCTGCCGAGCTTGCAAATGTATTCTTTGGAGTCAGCACTCTGCTTTTTGTTACTACTGCCCCTTCGATCACAATCACTTTTCGTCCGTCATTGGTAGGAATGTACCCTTCCCCATGCAGACTAAGCCTGTATCCGTCCTTGGTCTTTCCGGCATAAACGGATTCGTACCTCCCAGGCTTAAACTCACTCATTCAAATAATCCTCGTGCATCATGTCTATCGCCCGATTTATCGAGTCGATGGCTTCTTTTAGGTCTTGTTGCTGATTTTTCCCGCCGCCTCGATTGCCAGCCACAAGCAGCTTTTTTATAGCGTGCTGGATACATGGATTTGTTACATCAAATAGCTGCAACACCCGATAAACGTCAATTGTCTCAAGGTGAGAAACATTTTTAAAGTAGTGACTATGCTTGGACACTGGTTGCGTCCTCCTTGATGAATACCCCATTCTCATTCAGATACCCCTTGCGGTCTTTGATCTCATTCCATGCGTGAGCGAGGCATTCGTTTGTCGTTAGTCCGCAAGCGTATGCAATTCTGCTCAGGTATGTCGCAAGATTGTGAACGCTAGGAAGTGATTCCGTTGACCCTGATACCGCTGAAATAAACCTGCGAAATTCTACATACGCTGAGTGAGGATGCGGAATGTCCCATGACACTGACTGAAATCCATCCATGCCTTCAATGCCAGCAATTCCGTCAATCATCACCAGAACGACTATGCAGTCTCCAATATCGTCGATAGGAGAGACGCCTTTCGCCAAGCTGTCCGCCAGTTCACCTACCTCGCTAAGCAATTTCAGATACTGTGTTCGGTACCGCCCATTGCCGATGATCTTGCGATCAATTCCCCACTGCCGAAAGGCTTGGATGTATTCTTCGTTAGTCATGATATACCCCTATCTCTTATTTTATCTCTGCAATCTGCATACGCTTTGTTGTACCTTTGTTGAGCTTCTGTAACAGGCCCGTACATAATCAGGTTGTCACACACCTTCGCACACGCCTCTCGCTCGGCTTCTGCGACAAGTTCGGCATCATAGGTGCGGATCATGCTGACATAAGAGGCAAGGTCTATGCGCCGAAAGACGACAACCTCCTCACGGTTTTCGCGCTGCTCATACTGCCCGAACATTTTTGCCTCAAACCACTCTCGGTCTGTGAATAGCGGCTCTTGTGCGGCCCATTCGTGCTTTTCATTTTGTTCAAGTTGCCACAGGTGTTCACTTGTCATGGTTAACCCTCAACGAGTTTGGGATATATGTTTCGTGTCTTTGTCGGTGCTCAATCGGAGCAACGATCTTTCCGTCCGCGTGACTGTGGTGCAATAGCGTCTCCACTATCCCGCACACCTGCCCTAGCTGGTACGTCAACTGCTGCACCTGTTCCCGCAGTGCGTCCAGCTTTTCCTCTGTATCGCGCTCGTTCCAGTATTTCTCGCGTTGTGCCAAGCCTAGTTTGTCGTTCATTTCACACCTCGTCCTCTGATTTCATCCCTTATCTGCTGCAGCGCGTCATACGTCCAGTCGCACGCCAGTTCGCCTGCGGGGGAATTGCCGACTGGAATCTGGTATTCCTTCACGATTTTCATGCACGCCTCACGCTCTGCTGCAACTGCCTCGGCGATGAGCTTGATGTTTGTTTCCTGCATCCACTCGCGCTCACTCGCTGCCACTTTGATCGCAACAAGGTCGGCGAAGTCTGTAAGGTCGGCGAGGCTGCCTGCGATCCAACCACCATCATACTGTCCAGCCCGTGGCTGAGTGTGTGCAAGCCCAGCCTCCCGCGCCATGCTTATAATTTCTTCTCGTGTCATTTCACACCTCTATAAAAAATATGGTCATGCACCCTGCCCACAACCTGCCCTGTACTCGCCCAATCAGGCCGCACTCGCGTGGCGTGATAATGCGTTGCCTCACCTATCACTGGCGCAGCCCTGCCCTCGTAAACAGCCTGAGCAATCAACTGCGCCACTTTCCACGGCACGTAGTCTGTCGGCTGGTCTGATTTCCCATCGCAGTAAAAAGAGAACTGGCACTCGTTCCTAACCTCGCCACCGTCATAGACAACGGAGCACGCATCTGACGGATAGCGCGGATCATGGACGCGATTAATCACAACCTGCCCGACA